CGCCGTGATGGTCAGGATGTCAGACGGTCCCCAGGTAGTGCCGCCGCTCACCGTGACCGTGGTGGCCGTGGTGTTGGTGCCGTCATATGTTGCGCCTGAGTCAACAAAGAACGCGTCCTCGATCGAATCAAAGTGGCGGCTGGCCATGCGCTCGATGTAACGCACCGTGCTTCCGTTGACCACGCGCTTGACCACGACATACAGCCGGTCCTCGTTGCCCTCGGCCACGACCGTGCAGGACTCAAACACGCCATCGGTGTCGTGCTTGTGCCAGGCGCCGATCTGCTGTTCAGGAACATAGGTTAGGCCAAGCAACATGCCAGACGAAGACACAAACCAGATCATCTGCATTGGCGCTTTAGCAAATGCCATGTCGCTGATCTCAAAGTTGTCGAACAGGTGCGCAGACCGGATCGACATGTCGTTTGTGATAAATCCGTTGGCCTGCCAGTTGTAGCCCAGTTCGCGCACATGGCCACCGCGTGCGGCGCAGTAAACAAGCGCGTTGTTGATGATCACCGGTTGAACATTCGATGAACCGATGTACGACTGTGGTCGAACGGAAATCGTGTTAGGCGTGATCTCGTCGCTGTTGAGCGATGACACTCGCCACTCAGCAGACCCAGTCAGCAACAGCAACTGAGTCAGCGGAACGATGTGGCGGATGGTGTTTGCTTCACGAGCGGCCACGCGGAATTCGATGCGGTCATCGTCGCGGATGGGTAGGCCATAACTGAGGTTGGACTCAGTGCCAGACTTGGTCATCCAGATCTTCTGTGGCTCATTGATCGTGCCAGCAAAACAGCGACGCTGTTCGAAGTACGAGACTGCGCCTGGGTAGTTGCTTGCGCTGGTGAATTCGTTGTCGTAGTTGGGAGGAGTAATCGACAGATCCGGCGCGATGTTGTTGTCAACGATGCTCGTGCCGGTCGTGCTTCCGATGTAACCATACAGACCCCCCAACAGTTTGTAGACGCGATACCGTGCGGCACCGGTAACAGCAGACCACGAGATGGTGTTGGTCGCGCCGGTCACATAGATGTTGTTGGTCACGCTTGCAACAGACGATGCGGTGGATTCGCCAACCTCATCGGATGCCACAGCGGTGACGACATAACTCATCGTCTCGTAGGTGTCGGCATTGGTCGATGACGACGCAGGTATGTACCTGGTGGCCGTCACACCAGTGGGTGTTGCGATCGGTGACCCGAAGTTGATCGTCGTCAGCGTCCAGTTGGTGGCGCCCAGTCGGCGCAGTTCACGCGGCGCATAGTTGGGATGCACCAGCGTCATCACATCAGCGGACTGCACATAGTGGATGTCGAACAGGTCTGCTTCTGCGTACGGGTTTGCGATCTCGTATGGCACGCCGCCAGACATAAGCGTGGCGCCCTGCGTGTGAAAGCGGATGTAGCCCTCGCCAAGTTCGATCACCATGGTCTGCGTGGTCGAGTATGTGAATGGGATCAAGCGTGTGCGCTTGGCGCTGTTCTTGACTGCACGCACGAACGCAAAGCCAGGTCTGTTTTCTGCTGGGCCTTGAGGCGTGGCCATGAAGTTTTTCATGGTGGCCGCGCCGGTTTGATACTTCACATCATCGATGCGCCCGAACATCTCTGGCGACATCTCGCCGCCAGCAAAAGAGCGTTGCAGTGTGCGTACATTCGGCATGTCTTATCTCCCGGCAATCCAGGGCACGATCTGCTCTGGTTTGATCTTGCGTGCATTTGAATCTGCTTCCATGGCTTTGGCCAAGTACAGGTTCATCATGGCCACGCATCGCTTTGCTTCTGCGGCGCCTTGATCACCTTTGATCACAGGACCAGCCAGCATCGATGCAAGATGCCACGACAAAGTGATAGTGAACAGCGGAGAAAATTTTGTTGGGTCGGTGATCTTTGCTTGATAACGCAACACAGCCTGGTGCTGATTGGTCAAAACAATTTCAGATCCGTCTTCAGCGACTTCAATTGCAAATCTTTGCGGAACATATTGGCCAGCGACAACAGACGGCGAATAGTTCGTATAAAAATCTGGATAAGTTTGCGGGTTGAAATTTGTGCTGTAGTCATCCTTTGCTTCTGGAGGCAACACCGCAATGATGTCCATTGCATCCCCGGGCATGGCATAGGCGTATTCCCACATAGGCCAATCGTTGGTCACTTCGGCTCCATATGCACGCTTGGTCGAAAAAGACCAACTATGCATTTCGAACAAAGTGTCTCGAGCGATTGGGTAAAAGCGTTGGCAGTGCTCTGCCTGCGCAGAACCCTCGGGCGGGTCAATACTTGCGATGGTGGCGTTGTCGCCGAGGTGCGCCAGCGCAAGGTTACAGATGTCGACAACTGATGCCATCATGGCCTCCTAATGTGAAAAGGGGGCCGTGGTTTCCCAGCGGCCCCCCGTGACTTACGGCTTCCGATCAGGAAGGATTACACGGAGCCTTCGACCGGTTCACGCTTGGCCTTGGGCGTCCACTTCTTTCCAGAGGTTTCGGCTTTGGCCTCATTGCCTTCTTCATCGACAGGCACCAGCGCAGATCCAGCAGGACCATCGTAGTCGACGATCTCGCCCTCATTGCGAAGGCCGTTGTTGACGAAGCAGGGTGCGATCACTCGGTATTTAGGCATGTGCAATTCTCCTTATCAGACTACGGTAAAGCCAGAAGCGTAGAACTTCTTGCCGTCCTGAACATCCATCACCATGTCGGCGGTAACTTTACCAGCCGAGTTGGTGCCAGACACAGTGTAGCGAGCGCCGAGGTAACGCTTGCCGAGCGAAGCGATCTGCGGGTTCAGACGCACGGCAACATTCTTGCCAAGAGTCAGGTCAGCAGTCACGATCGCGCCGGAAGCGCCAATCACCACGACATTGCTCGACAAAGCGGCGTTGTCAGCGATGATCACTTCGAAGTTGGTAGAGGTACCACCAGCGAAGGCTTCAGTCATTGCGAAGTTCATGTAGAGGTCGCCACCTTCACCCATGTCGCGAGCGACAGACAGGTCGACAGTATCAGTCGACACAGCAGTCGTGGTCACGGCTTGGTCAGTAGAGACGCGGAGCAATTTATCGGTAATCATGGTTTGATCCTTTCAGGGTTAAGTTGACCAATTAAGAAATGGCCGCTTCGGTGTTGAGCAGAGCATCAACGCGACGGAGCGGAACGCCCAGGAAGGACAGCCAAGAGTAAGGCATACCGAACTGGCTCAAGCCTTCATTGATCTTCAACACATACTGGCTCTTGTCCAGCGCCGCGATCGACAGGCCAGAATGGACGGTGCGGTTCATGTAGAACGCGGCACGACCCATCGACATGTTGGGGATGCGGTACAGAGCACGAGCCATCAGTTTGATGATCGCAGTTGCGGCGGTAGGAGCCTGGGTGCCAGTCTGAGCGATCAGGTCGGACACATCGATGTTGGCGATGCGCACGACATAGCGCCAGTCTTTCACGACCAGACCATTCTTCCACTGGTAACGAGTAGCCAGGGCTTGCATGCGAGTGCCGTCGCTGTTGTAGACGGTTTGCTCGCCGAGGTCTTCATGAATCAGACCAGCCTTGGAACCCTTCGGGAACGGGCAGTACACAGTGTTGTCACCCCACACCACGAGGTAGATCGAGGTGTTGTCAGAGCCAGAGCCACCAGCCTTCAGAATGTTCTGGCCGTTGGCGGCAGTGCTGTCGCTGTAGCGAGCGGCAAGGCCGAGGAACTGCTTGGGATCGACACCAGGGTTGCCATAGAACATGGTCGTAGCCTGGGTCTGGTTCATCGCCTCGAGGAAGGCGGTGTCTTCAGACAGGCGGAACTGAGCGGTGTTGCCGTTCAGCATGGCCAAGTCTTTGTCCACTTCAGAGCGGGCTTCAAGGATGCCGCAAGCCTCGTCCACTTGTGCAGTGGTCGATTTGCTCGACGGGATACCTTGGTTCAGCGCACGCCAGTAGACAGTGGGCAGACCAGTACGGATTACGACGCGCTCGCCGGTAGGCAGGTTGCCTTCCTTGAACACGCAGTCCTCCAGGATTTCGTTGCTCTGCGAAAGCAGTTCTGCAACGATGGGAACTCGACCGTCCGGGTCGACGCGTTTCGCCCAATCGGCGAGGGTGAGAGAGTTGTTCGACAAAGTAGCCATGTTGGACTCCTATTAAGTTTGCTGATTTGAATAAAGCGCGGATGCTAGATCGTTGAAACCCTTGGGGCCAGCCTTCTGACCACCGCGAGTGCCACCGACAAAGCGGTCCTCACTGATTGCTTTGCCTGCCCTGTACATCAATCGGATCATCTCCGGGTGATTGCCCAGGCCAGACTCGTTCAACAACTTGCGCAATTCCGGCGTGCCAAATGTGTCGAGTGCCTTCTTCGCAGTGACCAGGTTGTCGTTGAGTTTTTCACCCCCGAACTCCTTGTCAACGCGAGCGGACTCAGCCCACTCGTTGCGCACAGTTTCCAATGCTTGCATCTGACGCTCCAAGATCTTTGGCGCGACTTTGTCAACCATCTTCTGCGCGGCGTCTTGCGGCAGATTCAATTCCTTGGCGATTTCCGAGAATGAGTTCATCACCTCGGGGTCGAATTGCTGGCCCTCGGGGGCTTTGAATTCGTACGCTTCCGGCGCACCCTGCTTTGCAGGATCACCGGCCTGGTCGCCTTCGGCATTGCCAGTCTTCTGACCATCTTGGCCAGCCTGCTGGTTCTGCGTGCTGTCAGCCTGTTGTTGCGATGCCTGTTGCTCGCCACCCGTCGGTTGCGTGCTCGAGGCGTCTTGCGATGCGGGCGTGCCTTCAGTGGTCGTTGCGGCTTGATCCGTCATCAGCGATTCTGTCATTGGATTGCTCCTTTACCATTTGTGGGTACAACTCAGGGCAGAGAGAGTGAACCATCGAAAGCATGCGAAGCCCGAAGTTCCTGTTACCTTCTGCGAATGCCATTTGCATCGAGTTGGTATTGAACGACAGACGGAACACGCCCGACTGATCCAGAAGACGCCACACTACACGGCGCCCCCTCTTGCTACCCATGAGCCACTTGAGGTCAGCCTCTTCGTTCTCTTTGGCCAGTTTCTCACGCACTTCCCTTTCGGCTTTGGCGCGTTCTTGCCCTTTGAGATCGATCGGGTCAAATTCTTTGCTCATGTCGTCAATCTATCCACGGCACATCTGGATACGGGTACCGTCATGCCGCAACTTCACTGACGGTCAACAGCAAAGATGGTGCCGCTGGTTTGGCCGGTGAGGTTTCTGCGGCATGGTAGGCGATCGTGATGCCTGCGTTGTCCCTAGCCCAGACGATCTGGACATAGTCGCCTGCATCCATGTCGATGAAAAAGTTTTGGCTTGGGATGATGGTTCCTGGTACGCCACCGTGACTGCTTGGCACGGAATACTTGAACCGGCTGTTGGGGATGTCGACGCCATTCTTGCGGCCCCACAATTCGAAGTAGTGGGCCTGGCTTTCGGTATTGTGCAGATGCACAGACAGTTGCCAGTTGAACAGACCGGCGCGGTTGGCATAAATCTTTGACCCATCAACCACTCGAATGCCTTGCTCGATGGCGGCAGTGTTGAATGTCATGACCGTGCCGCTTGTGCTACCAGTCTGGTTGGTAGTATCGAAAAACAGGCCATAGTTCGGGGCACGCTGGAAGTAGAACTCGGACCCATCAGGATCTTTGACGCCGACGATGTCGCCGGTCGTTTCGTCATACAGCCAGGGAGCGCCCTGGTACTTTTGGCGTGCTGTCATTTCTTGTCCTTCTTGTCTTTCTCTGGATACATCTTCTCAGCCATCTGTGAGAACTCACGGCCCACAGACTGAGGGACATCCACCTTCTTGGCGAACTCTTTGTTGTGCGCGACGGCCCGCATGAAGCGAGCCTGCTTCTCAGTCTTGGCTGGCATGATTACTCACCAGAGCCGTAGAGCATGGTCGATGCTTCGGCATTGCGCTGTTGCTGGTTGCCTTGGATCTCCAGGTCAGTGATCTGCAACTCGATGCCCATGTCTTCGCCTTCGCCTTGAGTCTCGTATGCACGAGTCATCTTCACATAGGCCTTGGCCATGATCATCATCTCAGTGCCGACCTTCGGCAGAGCG